TTGAGTACCATTTGGGCCTCCAAAAATTGCTTGTATATCTGCAATATCACTAACATTTGCAGCAACATTACTAACCGCTTGATCAATTTCTGCATCAGTTGATGTAGGAGCACCACCACTCATCTTAGAAATCATCTTTTCTTTCAACGCCTTCTTAAGTGTTTTGCGTCTATTATTGACGGGCATCTATTCTAAATGAATTTAATAAAAAAAAGTCTTCAGAAAAACTTCTAAACGAACTATCACCATTCACAAAATGCCCGCTATCTTCAGAGTTAAATAAGATTTTTCTATAATCATTATTATTAATCCCACGAAGTGCTTCTAACCATTTATACGATTCGTATGCGTAGACCTGTGAATCGTTTTCGGAGGTTCTTATTAATACAGATAAATCCGGAGGCTTACTATATGAGAGTGAATCCACAGGGCTAAATTCTAGTATCTTCTTAAACTCGTTTATACTTCTAGCTGGATTTCCAAATTCATCATATTCTAATGCGGTTAATGGTAGATTCCGATTAGTTGTTGTTCGTAAAACATCTACATATGGAACTTCGCTGTATACCATTCTAAATAGTTTTCCAGTCGGATTTCTTGATACAGCCATACCAACTAAGTAACCTCCAGCAGAACGACCATAAATACATGTATCACTCGCTCTTACATTATATTTCTTTTGAACATCGTGAATACACGCTTCAAAATCTTCACATGATCTTATTTTATTAACGGTTCGGGCTTCTAAAGCCCAACTAACATCTTTATCACCAGAACCTCTAATGAATGTAAAACATACTATCCAACCATCATCTAAAAATGGTTTCCAACGTCTTGAAGTTACATTTGTAGGGAAGCCATACGCACCGTATCCAGTAACAATCAAACCTTTTACTTTACAGTCTGGATATAAAACCAAATAGTGAACTCTTGTCCCATCTTCTGATATACATGAATGGTTATACAGTTTACAGTAAGCTGTATAACATATATTTTTGAAATCTCTTATTTCTACAATCCCACCATCAGTAAAATCAATAAAACATTTACTTAATTCTAATTTATAACTGAATGGATGGAAATAGATATTCCCATAAAAAGAATATATTTTTTTGAATTTAAAATTATAGATAATTTTTTTCCCATAACTTCTTAAAATTAATAGACCATATTTTAATGAAGCAAAATCTATCATATTCTTAAAACTCTTACATTCAAATCCAACCGCTCTCCATGTATTACCACTATTTTCAAAATAACATACTCTACCTTTATAAATTCCTAATGGATAAAACATTATTGAATCGTCCCCCAGCATCGAAACATTTAACTCTTTAATGATAAACAGATTTGCTGCACCAGATTTTTCTCTTATAAGAAATAAGCAGTCTCCTTCACCTTTTACAAATCTTAAAATATACTTATTATCAGTTTCTTTATATATAACTTTTAAAAACTTACCAGATTTAGAATCTAACGCAATTACAGAATTATACCATAATTTATTTTCAACACCTAAGATATAACAAATATTATCTTTAATATATAATTGGGAACCTATATTATTATAGTGCCAAATAACTCTATTATCACTAATACATTCAATTCTATATCTCTGTGAACCTTCACCTATATCTCTTATATGATAGATATAGTTATTAGAAACTTCTAAATCAGTTACATTATATTTTTTAGTTCCATCTGACCATTCATATTCAGAATAATTGATTGTTCTTATAATAATGTTTTTGTAAGTAAAGAACATAGAGCCAGTTGCATTTTTAAATTCATTCTGTTTTTGTAATAAATCTTCTTCAGTTGTAACTCTATCTAACGCATTTTTAAAAATACTGTTTTCTCTTTTTACCATAGAATTCCATCGTGGACCTTTCATAGACTCCATCCATGAAGACTCTTGTTTCCAAGATAAAAATCCAACATCTCTTATCATATTTAAACACCTATTCTAAGTTAATATAGATGTTTCAATCAAATGCTTCTAAAACTGTTAGTATAATCTTTGATAAAACAACTAATTCTGCAATAAAGAATGCTGAGAATATTAAGAAATCACTTTCAGAACAGTTTGTAGTAAGTTTTTCAGATCCACTTGAACATCCAGTTCTTAAAGATATAAATATTCATTTAGAGGTTCCTATCTACAGTTATGTGCCTTGGGCTTCATATAATATATTCATAATGAATCCGGAGAACTATATTAAAGAAGCTTGGGAACCTTACATGAAGCATTTTGATTTAATTCTTACAAAAGAAGATTTGAATCTCATTGAATCAATCAATAAGATTCCAGTTAAAAAAACTATTAAAACACTCCCTCCCATTCTAGAACGAAATGGCTGTCCATCAATTTCAGTTGTAACACTAATTTATAATAGACGTAAATTCTTTGATTTAGCACGTCATAACATGATTTTATCAGACTATCCTAAAAATAAGATTCAGTGGGTAATTGTTGATGATAGCGATATTATAGAAGAACAAGCAACAGATAAGATTATACAAACGCAAAATACATTTACTGATATGGATATAAAATATGTTCCTCTTCTAAAAAAGACACCAGTTTCTCAGAAACGAAATATTGGTGTGGAGAACTGTGATAATAGTATAGTTCTATTTATGGATGATGATGACCACTATCCAGAAACATCTTTTAGAAGAAGAGTTGCTTGGCTAACAAAACATCCTCTACTGAAACCCAAAGCAGTTTGCTGCACAACAATTGCTTGTTATGATTTAGTTACAGGTGTTTCTGCAGTAAACTGTCCTCCTTTTGATATCCCTTTGGGGCAGAGGATTTCTGAGGCAACTCTCACATTTTATAAAGATTGGTTTATGAGTCATAAGTTTGAAAAGAATATTCAAGTTGGTGAAGGAGAGAGTTTAATTAAAGAGCGTGAATCAGATATTCTAGAAATACCTCCACAGCAGATTATAGTTGCTTTTTCTCATGGAAAGAATACATCAAGTAGACGCATACCTGCGTCAGATGGTGTAGAACCTAGTTGTTTTTGGGGATTTCCAAAAGAATATCTTCAATTCATTCATGCCTTAGCGGGAATCAAAGTTGTTTAGATGGAATTGAGTTGTTCATTTAAGAAACCAATCAAACCATTATTATATGTGGGGTATCCAGACTTATCTAACTTCTCCTTCTTGAGTGCATCATTCCATAACTTAATAACAACGAAGTATATTACACCGTGAACTAATACTGCAATTGGGTTAGTGTCTTCAGACATAAATAGAGCACCTTCATCAGGGGGTAGTGTTAATAATAAACCGGGTGATAATACGATGAATAATAAAGTAGCAATCAGAGGAGCGACTAAAGCAGGGCATGCTGATTTAAACTGAGCATCTTGTGAAGCTCTAATTTCTTGAGCGGCATCACTTAAGTAGTTGAAAGGGAAGTCGCCAGCAGTTGTCATTTTAGCAGCAATAAAAAATAATACAGCATGAACTAAAACTGCAATATTGCTTGTGGACTCACTAGAAAAAATACCACCCTTGTTGCCAGGGGGTATAGTGATAATTAAGCCGGGTGATAGCAGAATGAATAAAAGAGTAGCGATAAGTGCTTCAATTCCAGTACCGATGCAGACAGGAGGAGCAGCCATATTTCTAAGAATAATTCAGAATTTTTTTATGAAGAACAGAGCAAACATCCTTCACCGGAATCAGCAGATTCTTTTGCTTTGCGCTGTTCATCCTCATATTCTGTGGCGAGTCTGTTAAGTAGATCTTTACGTTCACGCTTCTTACGTTCTTCATCTGATTCAACAAGCATACGAGGATCAATTGTAAATTTCTGTGCTGCAACCGGGGCTTTTGTTCTCAAATAATAGCATCCCGTTTTGAGACCTTTCTTCCAAGCATAAAAGTGCATACTTGTTAGTTTTGCATAATTAGGGTCGGCAACAAAGAGATTTAGACTCTGACTTTGGCAGATAAACGCACCTCTATCTGCTGCCATATCAATCAGAATTTTCTGTGATAGTTCCCATGAGGTTTTATAACGTGGTTTAATAGAATCTGAAATATCTGAAATATTTTGAATAGAACCGTTGTGAGCTACAATCTGTTGTTTTAGTTCTTCATTCCAAATACCTAGTTCAAGTAGTTCTTTTAGTAGATATTTATTAATAACAACAAACTCGCCAGCAAGTGTGCGTCGTGTGTAAATATTTGTGGTAAACGGTTCAAAGCACTCATTATACCCTAGAATCTGACTAGTTGAGGCAGTTGGCATAGGCGCAACAAGAAGACTATTGCGCAGTCCATGTTTCACAACATTCTTTTTAAGTTTATCCCAATCTAATTCAGAAGATGGTTTGACACCCCACATATCAAACTGTAGAACACCTTTTGAAGCTGGACTTCCTTCAAATGATGAATAAGCCCCATCTTTCTTAGCATCTTCAACTGATGCTTCTAGAGCAGCATAATACATGTGCTCAAAGATTTTCTTGTTTAGTTCAACCGCTTCTGGACTCTCCCAGCTTAGTTTTAGTAGAGCAAAGACATCCGCAAGTCCTTGAACACCTAGCCCAATTGGACGATGGCGCATATTTGAAGTATGCGTTTCTTTAGTAGGATAGTAGTTAATATCAATCACACGATTTAGATTATGAGTTACTGTTGTTACTACTTTTCTCAGTAAGTTAAAATCAAACTTATCTTTTTTAACGAATGCAGGAAGACCAATTGAAGCTAAATTACAAACTGCGGTTTCATTCGCATCAGAGTATTCCATGATTTCAGTACACAGATTTGATGATTTAATTACGCCAACATTCTGTTGATTACTCTTCATGTTTGCCGCATCTTTATATAATAGATAAGGAGTTCCAGATTCAATCTGCGCATCTAGAATTTCAAACCATAGTTTCTGTGCTGGAATCTGTTTGCGATAACGTTTCTCAGATTCATAACGAGTATAGAGAGTTTCAAACTCGTCGCCAACAACATCTGCCAGACCTGGCGCCTCATTCGGACAGAATAGCGACCACATTCCTCCTTCTTCAATTCGTTTCATGAAAAGATCAGGAACCCAAAGTGCGTAGAATAGATCACGTGCTCTCTCCTCTTCTGCTCCAGTATTCTGTTTCATACGTAGAAAGTCTTCTACATCTGCGTGCCACGGTTCTAGATACATAGCGAATGAACCGTTTCGCTTACCACCACCTTGGTCAACATAGCGTGCAGTATTATTAAACACACGGAGCATAGGAACAATACCGTTTGACGTTCCATTTGTTCCTTTAATAAGAGAACCACGTGCTCTGATATTATGAAGATGTAGACCAATTCCACCAGCGTGTTTACTGATTGCTGCACAATCACCAAGAGTCTTATAGATACCAGTAATAGAATCATCGTTCATAGCCAGTAAGAAACATGAACTTAGTTGCTGTCGCTGAGTGCCGGCATTAAAGAGAGTAGGAGTTGCGTGAGTGAAATATTTATGACTCATGTAATCATACGTTTCAAACGCTCTCTTAAGATCGTGAGGCCAAATAGCAAGACTCACACGCATCCAAAGATGTTGTGGGCGTTCCAAAATCTTACGATTAGAATCACGTAACAAGTATGACTTTTCAAGAGTTTTAAATCCAAAATAATCAAAGAGATAATCTCGGTCATAATCAATCTTAGCATCAATCTCTTTCCCGTGTGTTTTTACAAGTTCAGCGATCTCATTATTTACGTATGAAACTGGTTCTCCAGTTTTATGATTTACTTGATTATTAAGTGCTAACATAACATTTGTAAATGATGAATCAGTATTTTTCTGGTGATTACTTACTGCAATTCGACTTGCGAGAGTTCCGTAATCTGGATGGGTTGTAGAAAGAGAAGCAGCTAGTTGACCTGTAAGCTCATCGATTTCACTTGTTTTTACGCCATCGTAGATACGAGCAAGAACTTGCTGCGTGAGTGAATCGGGGTTTACATGAAGACCTTTTGATGCTTTACGAATCCTTCCTAGAATCTTATCAAAAGAGATAGGTTCAGATGAACCGTTGCGCTTTGAGACCTTCATGCTAAATGTCATTTTGATAAATCAAACTTCTAATAAGCGAAATTTCTCAAAAAATAAAAATCAATTTTATATAGTTTGGATGAATAAAGGTGTGTGTGTGTTTGATTTAGACAATACGTTGGGTGATTTTAGAGCAGTTGACTTTTTTGGACTACTCTTTGAACCCAAAGTTTTACCAAATTTATACACTATGAACAGTAATGATGAGAAATACTATAATTCAATCATAAAGAACTATGATGATGATATGTTTGATTTTATGGAGAAGCTACAAAATACTTTTGAAAAAGAGATTCATTTAAAAGATTTAGATGAAGAGGTTTTACGACCTCATATTAAAGAAATTCTAAATCCTCTAGTTCAAGAATTTAAAAAAGGTAACCTAGAAGGTTTTATAATATATTCAAATAATTCTAATTTATATGCCTTAGAATATGCTGGAAGAGCACTCGAAAAACTTTTTAATACAAAAAAGCTTTTTATTAAATATTTAGATAGAAACAACAGGCTAAGAGATAAATATGATGGTGGTAGGATTGGTAGTAGACCAAAAATGGTAAATACTATAAAACTTATTCTACCAGAATTAAAAGATAAGAATATTCTTTTTATGGATGATTTAATTCATAATGATTTTTATACAACACTTGATATAACATATGTTCATGTGCCTGCATATGAAACTAATATACCAGATAGCAAGTTAGATGATATATGGGATGTTTTTCAAACCGTATTTAAATCGACACCAGAAGATGAACAAGAAAAATTTTTTAAACTTTTTCATATTAAAAACTACATTAGGGTGAATAATCTAGAAGATATAAAAAAGAGATATTTAGAATATTCTAAAGCCACACGTAATGTCAAAGAATTTAAAGAAAATTTAAATATCATAACTGATAAGATAAGAAAATTTGCTAATAGTTTTCAAAACTCTAAAGGAGGTTCTATTAGTAAAAAAAGACGTAAATCTAGAAGAACATATAAACGTAGAAGATTACAGAAGTATCAGATTGAAGATATTTAAATTTTTTCTTTATCAAATTTTAGTAACTTAGTTTTTGTAATAATACGACTTGTGATATTCATAGTTTCTAATTCTTGAAGTAGTAGCTTATAAGCGTAAGGGATTTCAATCGCACTAAAATTTGTAGTATTTCCGCAGCCACGACAACACCAGATACCTTCTTTAGGATTACTTAATGCAATCAGACCACAGTCGCGACACGTATAGCAACGAAATAGGTCGCTACATTCCATAAATCGTTCTTTAGTAAATTCACTCACACCGTGTGCAATTACGCAATCACGTTCCATCTCACCAAAACGGAGACCTCCTTCACGAGCGCGACCTTCTGCTGGTTGACGTGTAAGCATTACAAGAGGACCTGATGAACGAGAATGAATCTTATCTGCAGAACAGTGGCGTAGACGCTGATAGTAGACTGGCCCAGTAAAGATACTCGTTTCCATCATACGCCCTGTAAAACCGTTATAGAGAATTTCATTACCATAAGGTTCCATCCCAAGTTTATCTCGCATAATAGAAGCAAGTCCATCAATTGTTACATCATTGAATGGGCTGCCATCACCCAAACATCCTAGCTCGCAAGATACTTTACCAAGAAGAGTTTCCATGAATTGCGCAATAGTCATTCTTGATGGGATACAATGAGGATTAATAATAATATCTGGAATAATTCCAGATGCAGTCTGAGGCATATCTTGAGGATTCAGAATCATACCCATAGTTCCTTTCTGACCGTGACGAGAACTAAACTTATCACCAATCTCTGGAATACGATCTTGACGCACTCGCACTTTCACAAAACTGTATCCTTCACCGTTACGATTCTTAAAGATTTTATCTACCCAACCAGTTTCATTATTGCGAATTGTGCGACTAACATCACGAAGACGCTTTGAACCGCTTGGTAGCACTACACCTGTTGGAACACGAATAGGAACAACTTTACCAATCAGAATATCATCCGCATCAACATACGTATTTTCAGGAACAAATCCATCTCCATCTAACTTATCATAGTTCGCATTTTTCATCTGTTTTGTGGTGGAGTTATCAGGTCTTACAAACTTTTCTTCTTCGCCAGAACTCTGATTCTTTCTTTCTTCATCTTTATAAGTGCGATAGAAGATTGAACGGAATAGACCTCTATCTAGTGCGGCACGATTAATCATGATAGAATCTTCTTGATTATAACCAGTATAAGTCATAATAGCAACTGTTACATTCTGACCAGAAGGCATAGTTTGAGCACCATAGAATTTTGACATATATGGAGATACAAAAGGGACTTGTGGATAACATAGAACGTGTGCCATAGTATCAAATCTATCTTTGAAATTTAGAGCATACATTCCCATAGACTGTTTACCCATAGCGGATTGGTAACTATTTCTTGGCGACTGATTGTGGTCAGGGAAAGGGATATTTGATGCGAGTGTTCCAAGAATTGTTGAAGGATGCAGTTCCATATGGGTATGTTGCTCGTTTAATTCTTCAGGTTTCATAGCAATATAACATCCTTCTGTTTCACCAGGATCAATATATTCAATCAAATTATTCCCTGATGGTGAACTCCAGAGAAGTAGTTCATTCCAAGTTTGTAAACTATTAATCTGTTTGAGTAGCTCACCAGTTTTATCTTGCGCAATTTCACGAATAGTCTCTCCAACATAAAGTGGGCGAAGAAGACGGCCTGCCTCAGTTGTAAGCCAGAGCTCTTTAAATTGAGGCTTCCAGATGATTCCTGTAAACATGTGAATCTTACCAGAACGTTTAGCTCTATGAAGATTATCAACTGTAAGAATAGCGTCTTCATGAGCGATGCTACCAATCCATGCCCCATTCACAAATAAACGAACAAGTTTATGTTTCTGTTCAATTGTAGAATTTTCAAGAGGAATACAAGTTCCTAACTTTTTGATATAATCTTTTAGAATATTAACATTCGAGTAGATACTGACACTAGCAGTTCCACTCAGATTTTTTACAACACCTACACTATGCCCTTCTGGTGTCTCAGAAGGACAGATATAACCCCATTGTGTATTATGAAGTTTGCGAGGTGGAATTAGTTTACCAGTTTTCTCGATTGGTGTGCTCACACGACGCAAGTGCGAAAGTCCAGAAATGTAGTTAAGACGATTTAGCACTTGTGATACACCAATCTTTGTTGGTCCACCAATCTTTGCAGAACCGAAATTACCAGTCGCTAAACTAGTTTTTAATCCAACTTCCATAATAACGCTTTTAATAATCTTATTGATATTGCTGGCGTTGACAATATCTTCAAAATTACCTGAAGCACGCCAACTACCGTTGTGAATCTCTTTTGAGAGGCTAGAACGAATATCTTTCACCATCTTATTATTGAAATATGTGCGGAATAGTGATGCGAGTAGAAATCCTGGCAAGTCTACACGTTTATTAGGATAGGCATCTCGGTCGTCGATTGGGATCTTTGAAGAAGCCACCCATAGTAGTTTTCGTGTCATGTGTGCTAGAAAGCAAGCTTTGGCATAATTATCTTTATCAGTTAGACCAACGTGAGGGAATAGTTCAGTATGAAGAAGGTCATTAATTTTCATAGTATTCTGTTTTGAGTGTTTTGAAGCAGAAACGTTCATTTCATTTGCCAAATAGAGTTGTGCTTCTTCTTGTGTTTTAATGAAAGATGATTCTTGAATTGATTCATCAAATAGACTAATATATGTTCTATCTTCATTTTTACCTTGAATTAAATCAAGAATATCTTTATCCTTTGTAATACCTAGAGCACGGAATAGAATAAAGAGTGGAATATCACTCTTGATACGAGGAATATTACTTTTTAGAAGATGAATTTGCGAGTTCTTTGGGTGATATACAATCTTTACCAAATTACTTTTAGGAACTTGGTCATTATCGGGACCAATACTCTTTACTTCAATTACCTCAATATCTTTATTATTTGATTTATTATTTCGAAATACAAATGGGCGATTTTCACTCATTCGCTCTTGACTAATAATTACACGCTCACCACCAGAAATAATGAAATATCCACCAGCATCTTCAGGACACTCACCAAGAACTTTAGGATTAACATAAGTCTGAACGTGAAGCAGACAGTATTTGCTACCTACCATAACTGGAATCTTTCCCATATGGACGTTAGGGAATAGACGTTCTCTTACTGTTCGTTCACCATTACAAGTATTATCAATAAATACTGTTTTAACACGAACATCCACGAAAAGTGGAGAGGCGTATGTTAAGTTACGTAGACGAGCATCGTTTGGCATCATAGGTAGAACTGCACCATTATTTTCAAAGATTGTAGGTTTACGAAACGCAATATTTTCAAAAGACATTTGAATCTCATATTCGTATTTTGGACCGTTGAATTCAGATGAAACTGCGCCATTCACCCCCATAAGAGCATTTGCTGCGGATGTAGATAATCCTGTAGCAGAAGCAAGTGCTGAACGAGGACCAGATAGAGGAACTTCAGGTGAACCGCGAATTGTGATTGGATTCACATTTTGAATAATATCAGGGATATCAATATCCATGAAGGTATTAAAAGATTCAATCTGATGGAAAACAATATGTCTTCCTTCACACTGACTAAAATACTTATTTAATACAGAGTGATAAGAGGGATACATTTTCGGAATACTATTATTTTCAGTTTCCATCCTTTTAATTTTATAAATTTTTTGTGCTTTTTTCTAAACTAAAGTTTCTAAACGAAGTACATAAAATTTCTTTATATACTTTAGTGTGATATGTCTGATACCAAACAAATTACTTTAACTGGGGTGGCGGCAGATACGTATACAAATAGAGGTAAGCGTCGTTCTAGAAAAAATCAAAATGCTGGTGGAAGTACACAAGGAGCGATAGTTCAACTTCAGAGCACAACATCTTCTAGTGAAAATGCTACGGCTACGATTGAAGGAACTAACCCTTCTAAGATAGCAGCAACCGCTGCTCCAGTTCAAGATGGTGGAAAGACAAAAGTGGTTTTAAAAGCTCCTTCTAAAAAAACAAGTAAGGTTATTCTTTCTGTTTCTAAAACTCCTATAATAAAAAGTGGCAGTCTTGTATCTAATAAAAAGACAAGAAAATCTTCTAAGAAGATTTTATTATCGTTAAATAATCTTCGTAAAAAATTAAGTAAAGCAAAAACAATCAAAAAAAATTCTGAAGAAAAATCTTTAGAAGAAATTAAAAAGATTCTTGTCCAAGCAAAACTAATTAAATCTGATTCAAAGGCGCCAGAATCTATGATACGTCAAATATATAATGATTATATGTCTATGAAATATAAAGCCTTATAAGTTTTTTATCTAACATATTAGTAATGCTTGTAGGAAAGAAAGAGTACGGAAGTTGGAAAGATGGTTCATCAATTTATAAAGATAGTAAAGGATACTATATAGTTGCGGTTAATTCTATGAATGGCCCTGAATATAAAAAATATCTTAAAAAGTGGAAACCTGATACTGATGAACCAGAATTATGTTTAGTGAAAACCCGATGGACTA